TCACAACGTCGGCATTTGCTATGCCGAGTGTAAACCCGACGTCAAAGTTGAAATCATAAAGAAGGTGTCCCTCGAGGAATATAAATTCGCCACGGACTCCAATGAACTCGTCGATCTCGTTCCCGCATTCTGCGAAGACCACGCGTTCCTGTTCGACGCCGCGGACGTGGTACTCATCGAACGTCAACCACCCCACGGTCTCAAAGCGATCGAGGTGCTCATGCATTTCATGCACAAATCGAAAGTCAAGTTGGTGTCACCGAATTCATTGCACGCACATTTTGGGATGGGACATCTGAATTACGAAGAGCGGAAGGAACGAGTCGAGAAGATAGCTTCGCATTACATCAAACACCTGGAGTGTCCGTGGGAACGCAAACACGACATCGCCGACGCCGTGTGCATGGTCGTGTATTACCAGTTCAGACACACCGTGCATTTTTTCGATCGGTTTAGATTTAGGTTGTGATATTACATGATCTGCTGCTCATGCTTTTCTTTTCTCAGGGTACAACAACACATGTACGATCAGGGAGAGTGCGGATTCATATACAAAGTCAAGTCCGTGGAGCGCGTCGTGGACGGCGACACAATGGACGTCGTTTTGGACTTGGGCTTCGACACGCTCACAAAACAACGCGTGCGTCTGTTGGGAATCGACACCCCGGAATCTCGCACCAGGGATGAGACGGAGAAGAAATTCGGGTTGTTGTCCAAGAAGGTTCTGAAGGATTTCGTCCAAAAGTCCAAGGATAACAAAAACGCGTGGTTGGAGTTGCGGTGCAAGGAGCGCGACAGTCGCGGTAAATTCGGTCGGGTGTTGGCGGAGGTGTGGTACGTCGACGGTGATACGAAAGTTAACATCAACAAACACATGTGCGACGAAGGGTTCGCCGTCCCGTACGTCGGACAAAACAAAAAAGACGTCGAAGCGTTACACTTAGAAAATAGAGAAAAAGTCAAACATATGCTCGAGGAATGATGATGAAGGTCATCTTCGCGTTCCCTGGAAGCACATTTTCCGGTGATTTCCTGAAAAATTGGTCCGACACGATCGTGTATCTCACGTCGCGTGGGTACCAAATCTCCATGATCAACGCGCAAAGTTCGTTCGTGCCGTTTTGTCGAATGAAGACGTTAGGTCTGAACGTCCTTCGCGGACGCGATCAGGTACCGTTTAATGGAATAGAATTCGATGTGTGGATGACGATCGATTCCGACGTCATGTTCACACCCCAACAGGTCGAAACCATGCTCGAGAATACGAAGAAATACCCGGTCGTGTGTGGTCCGTACATCATGCAAGACAACGTTCACTTGGCGGTCGTGAAAGATTGGGACATGGAGAAGATGGGTCGCGACGGCACGTTTCATTTCATGACAAAGTCAGAGCTAAGCGATTCGACGGATCGCTACATCAAAGTCGCGTACGCCGGCATGGGGTTTTTCGCGGTTCGTCGCGAGGTTTTCCACAGCCCGCAATTAACCTACCCTTATTTTCATCGACCCCTCATCGAATTCAAATCACATAAGGGTGTTGCGTGTCAAGATATGTCATCCGAAGACGTTTCGTTTTGCCTAAATCTCGCAGATGCAGGGTTTGGAATCTTCGTCGACACACAGACGAGGGTGGGTCACATGAAGCCAGTCGTCCTCACATGTTGACCCATGAACATTCCGTCGTGTGGAGTCTGCGTGGACTACAAAGACGCACTACGGGCAGATCACCCAACGTGTCTTCGACGCCACATCCACAAGTGCGCGTTGAGTACGTTTGAGCTCTTGTCCAGAGCTTTGCAGTCACCAAAATGTTTTAATTATTTACACTCTGGGCATGTCGAGGTGGGACTATCTAGGTTTAACAACGCGCTCCGTACACGTCACGCCGCCTCCACATGACCCCGTAATCGTTTGTTCCGGGCATGTCGGAGTTGTCGGCACCTTTGGCACCGTTGTACTTACACTTGACGAAGGTGACGTTCCCAAAGCGCACGTGTTCGTCGCTTCCGTGCGAACCGACCATCACACGCGACGGGTGGGCTCGAAGGTAGTCCACCGCGGCGTTCATGTACGCCCCCGGTCCCGTGGGATAGAGACAGTCAAGACCGTAATGATTGTGGTCGACATTCCACAATATGAGGTCGATCATTTTTTTTGAAATTGCATGCGATGGCACCGACCCTATGAACGCCGTGTACAGACACATCTGGTTCGGCGGACAGTCGGTGCTCGTGTAGTATTCTTTGAGCCCGTTGTCATAAAACACATCGAGCGACTGTAAACACACCTGACGAAGATCGCTGTACCACCCACCATCCTTGTACATGATGAGATGGCGCATGAGGTCACACTTGTACGAGTAGGGTTTCAGTCTCTCATACGCCTCGAGCACGTGATCGTCGAAATTGTCTTTGATGTACTGCACGCAATCGTCCCCGGAGTACATCTTGATTTTGTATCCAGGGTTTTTCCGATACCACGTCTCGAGTGCTTTCTTCAGTCCGTCCGGGAAGGTGGGCATCTTACCTCCATCGACGATGCATACCTTGTGAATGACTTTGGGTATCATGGTTGACTTAAACAACTCGATAGTTTTTAAGTTACATCATGACGGTCGTCGATTGTTTCACATTTTACAACGAACTCGAACTCCTTCAAAAGCGTCTGGAGTATTTGTCACCGAAGGTTGATAAGTTCGTGCTCGTGGAATCAACAAAGACCTTCCGGGGAAACGACAAACCGTTGTTCTACGCCGACAACAAGGATGATTTCGCGGAGTGGGCGGACAAGATCGTCCATATCGTGGTGGAAGACAATCCCGAGGGTGACGATCCGTGGGCGCGCGAGAAGCATCAACGGAATTGTATCACTCGAGGGTTGGATCAACTCGACTTACAACCGGAAGATTTCGTCATGATCGGTGACGTGGATGAAATCCCATCCATTGATTGGGTCGGGGTCATGCCCGAGGGTGCGGTCGTCGTCACCGCCCACATGTATGCGTTCGAGTACAGTCTGAAATGGATGCAAGTCGTCGAGCCGTGGTTCGGAACTGTCATGGCTCGCTACAAATTGTTCTCGGACGGCGAACACGTCGTGCCGCAATTTTTCCGAGACAAGCGTTGGCACTTCCCATACGCCCAACACTCCGGATGGCACTTTTCATCGTTCGGGTCGACCGATCACGTGTTCAACAAGATTAACAATTTCAGCCACTGTCACGACGACAGCGTGGCACCGGTGACGAAGGAACAGTTCGCCGATCACTACACGAACGGTCGATCGACCGACGGACGATTCCATCACCAACCCACACCCGACAGCGTCATCGAAAAAGTCCCAGACGTGTTAAAGAGCTGGAGCGATTACTGAAGAAGAATGAGAGTCCTCGTTTTGGGTTCGAGAGGGATCGTCGGAAAGGGTGCGGTGCGGGCGCTCGAGGAGGCTGGACACGAGGTGGTGGAATGGGACATCAAGATCGACCCGATGCATGATTTGCGCCGAGAAGAGTGCGTACCCCATCTTCGAATGATCGTCGACGCGTGCGATTTCACATTCTTCTTGGCGTACGACGTGGGCGGGGCGAAATACCTGAAGAAACCTTCGACGGAATTTTTGGACAATAACGCTCGGATGATGACGAACACGTTTCGAGCGTTGAGCGGTCACCCGTTCGTCTTCGCGTCGACGCAAATGTGGAACATGGATCATCCGTACGGCACACTGAAACACTTGGGCGAACACTACACCCGATTGCTCGGCGGTATCTCCGTGCGACTGTGGAACGTGTACGGGTACGAGGAGGTTTCCGAGAAGTCGCACGTCATCGCCGATTTCATACACAAGTTCAAGACGACCGGGAAGATCGAACTGTTGACGAACGGGCAGGAGGTTCGACAATTTTTACACACGAAGGACTGTGGAAGGTGTCTCTTGGCGATCGCAGAAAATTTCAAAGAGATCAAGTCGACTCGGGATCATGTGGACGTGTCGTCGTTCGAGTGGATCACCATCTTGGATCTCGCGAGAATGATCACACCCAACAGTTTCGTTCGGAGTTTCAACGATCCCACGCACACCTTGCGCGAGGATCCCGATCGATTCATACTCAACTATTATTACCCTCACGTCTCGTTAAAGGATGGGGTCGAAGACATGATAAATGAATACGATCGTCGACAAAACGCTCAACGGTGATGGTGACAGCGATCGTCACCTGACGACCCTTTTCGGGATGGTGTTGGGACAACGCCCCAAGCGCATTCTCGAGTTGGGCGTGCGCGGCGGGAGCACGACGCTTCCACTTTTGATGGCGGCGAAAGCGGTCGGGGCGAAGGTCGTGAGCGTGGACGTCCAACCGACGATGTTCCAGTGTCCCGAAGAATTGCTCCCACACTGGGAATTCATCCAGATGGACGCGCTGAAATATTTGGCGGAATTGGATAAATCAATCGTCCAGGATTTCGTGTACGTGGACGATTGGCACTCCTACCCACACGTGGCGAAGGAATTGGCGCTGTTGGACGAGTGCGTGACGCCTTCGAGCATCGTCGTCCTTCACGATTGCATGTACGGAACGACACCGTATTACCACAGCGATCTCACGTCAAACGCGGGGGCGCAGTGGGAAGGGGGTGGTCCGTATCGCGCGGTCGCCGAGTTGAACCCACAGTTTTGGGAGTTCGCGACGATGCCGTGGAACAACGGTCTGACGATTTTACGTAAAAAGTATTCGAGTAGATATCACAAAGTTTAATTCCAAACGAAATGGATCTCACAATTCCCATACACAGCCGCCGTGTACCCGAACGTGGAGAATCCAACCATGTCTTTGGGTGACCCCGCGGTCACGCACACGGTCGTACACTGTGAGAGGAGGAACCAGTCCACGTACGCATGCGTCGCGTCTTTCTTCCCTTTGAATTCCCTGGACGCGATGACGATCTCGGGCACGTCGTACGTTCGAATTTTCGTCGGGTATTTCTCGACGAGTTCCTTCTTCAGTTCCAGACTATCACTCGCCAAGAAGATCGGTTCGTCGGTGCGTTCGATGATGTCGATGAATTTTTTCAACCCATCGTCACTGCACATCAGCATGGGTGTTTTCTTGTCGATGTCTTCAGAGTTTCCGACGTGTTTGGAGTCAGTGCCGTAGGCGGCGCGTCGGATGTGGATACCCAATCGACACCCGTGTGCGTTCGCGTCCACCAGAGCCTTAACGTGAGGCGGTGGTCGAACGAACCCTCTGAGCAGTGGGTGGACGTGTCTCATCGTGAACGGGTTCAGGAAAATCTGACCGACGTACGTGGTTTCATTCGGATCGTCATCGACGGTGAATCCTTCGACACAGTCTATTGGTTCGGGTAATAAAAGTTTCTGGATTGGATTTTGGTACTTGAAATCCGCCAACATGATGAGTATGTTCCCGAATCCCTGATTGGCACAGGCTCGCAGATCGAATTTCATCTACGATGGTGTCGTAAAAAAATATCTTTCAATATTACACAGATGGGTTCGAAGAAGCCAAAACTGCCGATGGGCATGATGCCGACGATGTCGGTCGCGACACCGGCGATGAAGAAGGCACTGACCAATGCTAAGAAAATTGCCTCCGGGAAGGCATCGCTCGAGATGTCGTACGGTGCGATCGGTATGGTATGCATGTTGGCGTTCGCGTACATGGTGATCTCCAGCATCGGCATCGACACGTACCGCAAATGCGACAACAAGCCGAAACAATCGTCGTACGAATTTTTGACACACACCTTGGCGATCGCCCTCGCGATTCCATTCACCCTGTTCCTGGGTCGCATGTTCAAGAGTGATTTGGGTTTGTGGATGACGTTCTTCGGTCTCATGGGTTTGGTCGGGGCGTCCATCACGGTGCACATCACGAACAAGTGTAAGAACTCGAAGAAGAGTAACCGTCAATTTTCGTATTTCGCCTTGCCGATGTTCATAATGAGTTTGCTCATCGGTGGCTATATGATCACCAAGAAGCCGAAGTCCCAGGTCGTCCCGATGACACCGACGACGGCGATGACTTTATAATTAAATTTTCACACACCAAGTAAGGGATGACCATCGCGGAATCCACGTACGTGCTGTGCTGTATGTTCGCCCATGCCCTACGGCGCACGGGGCGGATGAGCGTTGAAGAAAAACTGAAAATCCTTCAGGTCATCTGTCACCTCGCCCGAAATCCTCATACTGGCGTCGTTCTCGATCGCGATGGTACACCGCGGTTATCAGGTACAATTGAAGAAGCAACGCTGCTCCAGAGTATATCGCCGACGCGTTCGCACCTTGCCTTGCCTGATACACCAACCACATGAGTGATGCCAGTACACCTATGTACAAATCTGGTAAATCGTCGACCGTGTGCTCCTTCCTCAGACTGTCGAACATTTGGTAGACGCCAATGCTCACGGCACCGATCACGAGTGCGCGATCCATGTTCGCAAATATAATATCGCGTGAGAATATAAAATGAAGCTCGAAGAAATCCTCGAAAGATTTTCCCAGACCGGTGCAGATGCGAAGAAGATCACCGACACCGTTGAACGCATTCGCAGGGTATACATGGCTGACGGACTCACCAAAGAAGACGTTCCAGGTATTCTCGCCGAACTGATGCGATTGACCTCGTCTTTGAAGAAGGGCGCCGCTGGCTTGGACGGTGCCGGGAAGAAGAAGCTCGTGACGCAATTGCTCTTCTTCCTTATCGAAGAGATCGACGCGGGTGACGAAGACAGCGAGCGCGAGATCGTGTTGAAGAAGATGGTTGGACCGATGATCGACGGTATGGCGATGTTGCTCAAGGTTAAAAACGTGTGTGCATGCTTTGGTAAATGAGTTTCCCTACTCTAGAAAAGATGGTCGAGTATGGTGTTTTTACAATTTCTCAATTGATCAAATTTTCTAATCACGAATTGTCACCGCGCGATGTTCGCCCACTCAGTGAGTGCGAGACATGCGCTTTCGTCTACGAAGGCGTTTCGTGTAACAACTGTCAAGCCGGGTTGATGATGAGACCCAACGCCGATCCTAAATCGGTGTGAGACCTCGGCAACGGTTTCGACCGTTTCAATTTCAATTTCGGCGTCAAAGATTCATTCTGGACGTTCGTCTCCTTTATTTCCTCCAACTTCTTCTCGTTGGTGGCAATAGACGACACGGATACAGTTTTCACACCCTTCTCCATGATTTCTTCCGTGGGAACCTGTTTCACTATATTTTTAGATGCGTCGCACACCAACCCTTCACGGAACTCCTCGATCGTCATGTCGCCACCGAACACGTTTAATAGATAGCGACTCGGTGCCTTCTCGATCGGTGAAAACTCGTTGTACATCCTTTTGCGCATCAGTAACATGTTCGAACAAATCGTACCACCCTTGTGCACACCATACTTTTCCAACGCAAAGCTTTTCATGCAAGACCATGAACAAAAATTCCCGGTCGTCTGGAACGTCTTCTTCGACGCGTCGTACGCATATGGCATTTCCAGGCGCTGGGTATTGAAATCGTGACAACACCACCAACAATACATCCTTCCTAACACACAAAAATGTTCTTTAAGTCGCAATCGCAATTGACAGTAGTTTCAGTTCAGTTCTTCGACCCATTCATCTTTGTAATATTTACCTGGTTTGATAGTGTCTTTCCCTGGACCATCGTAGCCCGACCGGTCTTGAATGTTACAGTACCTTTTGTCCATACACCAGTTCGGCAACAGACTTTGTACTGGCTTATTCCAAACATACCAAATACCGGCACTGCTAGTGTACCAGTAATCATCATCAGGTTTGTGAGTGCCAAATCTAGAGCTCTGACACCCCCACGCTTCACACGTTTTTTTACAGTTATTCCATGTGTTCCAGTCCGTGTCGCATTCACCTTTGGCTTTTCGCGCTTCGCAGTCGGTGTATGTGTCAGTACAAAAGGTACTGGCATCCGGTGCTTTACACGCCTCCGGTTTGTAATATTTCTCAACCTCACCCGTTCTCTGACATGACGTCGCACAATTAGTTTGTGTCCATACCCAGTAATCGTTACTGTCGCATAATTTTGTTCTCGCATAACCAGGACAAGATGCGTGCGTATCTACGGCAGCGCAGTTCGGGACGTCGTAAGAACAATCAACGTCTCTCGTGGTTGGCCATTCTTCGACCGGGCATGTACCGAAGAGTCTGCGTTTTTCAACTTTCTTGTTACCAAAGGTACACCCCGAGATTTCCTTCCATTCTTTTTCTTCCCATTTCCGATCCGTTGCATTCCATACCCTCTGAAGCTCGACGAGGCAGCATGGAACCTCCTGTTCACTTTTCTTGTGAGACGGACAATTGCCTACGAGCGTTCTCACTTGTTTTTGTGAGGCAGTATCCGGAAATTCGGATCCAACGACGCGTCGACACGCACCTTCGTTTTTCCATTCACCTATGCTGCAGCATTCTATTTCCTTTTCACCCAAGATGTCGTCTCCACAATCACCCGTGACCGAACGCGTCTGCTTTTGCTTTCCATCAACACACTCACCTTCATTCGCCCACTCACCTGTACGACACGGTTCTTTTTCTGATTTATTACCGAGCTCCGTCGATTCACTCGTAGTCGGTGACTCGGTAGATTGTGTGGAACTTCGACTGACCCCCGATGGCGACGATGAACTGTCGGACGATTTTTTGTCGGACGATTTTTTGTCGGACGATTTTTTCGACAGCACGTCTTGCAGTTTGTCTTTGTTTTTGTAACCAAGACCCACACTGACAATCAGTGAAATTAAAAG